GGTCACTCAGTGTGTGGGGGATGAAGGTTCTGTGGGTGGTGGTGGCCATGTTGGTCGTTTCAATGGCTGTGCGCGACATACCACCCCATTGGAAGTCCTTAGCCTCTGCCACCAGGCCTGACTGGAAAGTCAACGCCGCGCCGTGTCCTGTAGTCGTTGGCATGTATCAGCCTTTCATTGTGCTGGGTGTGTGGGCACTATGTCCCTGTACCAGATTGCCACATCTATACTTCGCTGGTGGATGTAGTCAGGCTCACCTGGCCTGCCATCGGTCACCTGCATCCTGTCACCTTCCATCTGCACTGCATCCAGTGTGACTGTGGGAAACTCGCCTGCCGTCTGCAGGCCATCCAGTGCCAGGCGCAGTGTGCTGGCAACCTTGTCGGCCAGGCCCACTGTGCTGGTGTAGCTGTCACACTGCCAGTGCGCTGCCATCAGGCCATTGGCACCACCTGTGTGATGGTCAGGGATGCCCGACACCTGCCAGATGACCAGCGTAGGCAGGCCAGTGCCCTGGGGGACACTGCCCACAAAGATGTGACCAGCCACCAGTGTGGCCAGTGCCTTGTGTCTGCTCAGGTAGGCATGTAGGTCAGTGGCCAGGCTCATGCTGCGTGCCTCCCCACCTTGGACACCAGCCTGGATGCAGCAGCGCTGCGCCCTGTCTTGGCTGCTTTCTCAATGCCCTTCCACACCTCGTCAGCCAGCTTGCGATACATGCCACCTTTGACACTATCCCAGGCAGGGCGCATGAATGGCCTGGCCTTGACACCATGCACATCGGCCACCGCCTTGGGCTGGCCATTGACAGTAATGGCTTTCTTGGTGGGGCCAGGCAGGATGGTGTGGGCCTTGGTGCCGAACTCCACCAGGTGGGCATAGTTGGCTGGCTCCCTGTTTTCATGCCCTGCCGCCCTGATGGCGCTGGCTCGCTTGCCACCCACATTGCGCCGGGGGCCTGACACACCCACCACAATGGTATTCATGCCACCTTTCTTGTAGCGCCTGACCACATTGGCGATGGCAATTTTCAGCAGGCCGGTGGCCATGGGTGCCCTGCGCCGCGCCGCCGATCGGTAGGGGGCCAGCGCCTTGGTGACAGCAGCAGCCAGCACCTGGGTGGCTACTTTCTTTTCCAGCAGTGACAGGGTTAGCAGCAGCGCTTCTACGCCTTCTACTTCCATGCTCATGCTGGTGCTGTTACTCGGGCGCTTCAGTGCCATCTGTACGCTCTACTGCCCAGCACTCATGCACCATGCCCTGGTGGGGGGTGCCCTCGTAGGGGTCAATCACTCTGGTGATGTCGAACACTCGCCCACCGAACTGCCACCGATGCTGGCTGGTGGGTGGGTCATTGCTCCAGGCACACCTGATGGTGTGCGTCTCACTGGTCTGATGCTGCGCCGCCTGGAAAGCCACTGCAGGGCGCATGGCCTTTATGGATGCCCATCGGGGCTGCCCATGCTGTATCCAGTTGCGCTGCTGCTGGCCGTATTCATCGGGCTGGACCTCGGCGATCAGTAGCTGACCGCGCTGCCGCATGTTGTCACCAGGCAGGCCAGGTCTAGGCAATGGCCACCCCCCCTACCTGGATGTCCACTTCAATCTGGCCACCAGCCACCGCGATGCCCAGGGCACACACCCAGTCACCGCTGACAATATCAGCCTCCAGGCAGATGCCACCCGCATTGCCTGAAACGTAATACACTCGCCCAGTGGTCAGTGTGCCTGTCACTGTCAGCCTGCCGGCAGTCAGGTATCTGATGGGCTGCTTGTCGGCTGCATTGCCCACCGCGATGCCCACACAGTTAGCTGTGGCCTCGGCAGTGTTGATGCAGGGTTTCAGGTCACCACCATCGGTGGCATCGGCATAGACAGGCTGTCCTGCCGTGATGGTGCCGCCTGCTGTGCCGTTGGCCAGTGTCCAGGTCTGCCCGGCAGTGGGCTGCACATCGGCAGCCGTGATGGAGTGGTCAGCCATTTAACACCCCTTCCCTGGGGTGGACCCGTAGCTGCCTGATGCCAGACATCACCGATTCTGGCACCTCTACGCTGCCCGTATTCCACCACCAGTGACTGGCCAGGGCCAGGATGCAGTGCTTGGCAGTCCGGGGCACCTGGGCAGGCACAGTGCCGTAGCCAGCCACAAACGTCACTGTCACTGCCTCGGTGTCGATCCTGGCAGTGGGCCAGCTTTCACCGTACTGCAGCACCACCCTGCCAGGTGCCTCCGTGATAATCGCCTGGTAGGTATCTGTGCTTACCGTCTGGCTGTTGCCGTCTGTGTCCAGGTAGGTGATGGATGTAATGGACACCACCGGTGCCTTGGGCAGCCAGATGGTGCCATCTATCCCAGTGGGAAAGGCGCGGAAGGTATAGGCCCAGGTGGCGTTTATGAACTGGCGCGCCGTCAGGTCTTCTACTGTCTCTGTGGCACTGGCCAGCAGCAGGCGCGCGGTGTCCTCTGCGCCATCGTCGATGCGCGCGTGGGCCTTGTATTCCTCCGGGTCTACTGGCGTGCCACTAGGCGCTGCTGTCTGCGTCAGGCCCATCGGTCACATCCTTTGCAGGTGCCTTGGCCTTGGGTGGCCTGCCCCTGCGCGGTTTCGGTGCTGCCTGGGCTGCTGTTTCTGCCTGCGCCGCCTGGGCCACTCCCCTGCTGATCCATCGGTAGGCGCTGGGCTCTGGCAGGTCTACCGTTTGGCCCACTGTGAACTCATCCCCACCACTGTGGGGGCCAGGCTCATGGGTGAAGGTAATGAGCATCGGCAGGGGCTCCTCTGGTCGAAAACCTGCAGGGGGGCAGTGCCCCCCAGGCAGGTGGATGGTGATGGTCAGGGTCAGGCGATGGCGCTCTGGGCATCGGCCGTCTGCGCGCCGTAGCGTGGCTCAGTGCCGATATACAGCAGGGCACCCACCTGGGCGTTGGTGCCCACATCGGCCACGCTGCCCTGCACATGGGTGAAGCCGTTGGCGACATCCAGGTCCTGTGCGTCGAACTCCACCACCCAGATGGCGGCATCCTCGGCGCTGGTGGCGTCGGTGTAGGTGTTGGCCGCCGTTTGGGTGTTGTGGGTGAAGGTGGCCACGCTGGTCAGCACCGTGTCCTGCTTCGTCCAGATGTCAGTGAAGTTCAGGGCCTTCTCACCGGTGCCAGCATTGTCACTGGCCTGGGTGATGGTCAGGGTGGGGTCATCCCCAGCAGTGCCAGCATTTTTGAAGAAAACCACTGCCAGGTGGTTGAAGTTCTCCAGGCCGAACCAGTCACCATCATTGGCCGCCGCCGACATATCGACAGGCAGGAAGCCGCTGACGATCTGGCTGTTTTCTACCAGTCTCATGGGTCTGTGTCCTTATGTGTCTCAGTGTCTCAGTGTTGAAGGTGCCCCACCCCTGGGAAGTCCGGGCCAGGGGTGGGGGCTGTCCGCTGTTGTCAGGTCTACGCTCGCGCCGCCAGCGTCACGATGGGCGACAGGGTGTTAGACCCGTTCTTGGGGCTAACCGCCGCCGACCACCATGGCTGGCCACCCATCCGGAAGGTGGCCTTGAAGGCAGTGACATCCCAATCGAACCACAGGTGCATGGACGATGACTGCTGGATGCCGCCGGCCTTGGTGGCAGCCAGGTACTGGCTCAGGTCAGTCAGGATGATGTCACCGTTGTCACCCAGCGTGCTGCAGGCCTGGCTGGGGATGACAGGCCGGCCCATCAGCGTGCCGTAGGGGCTGCCACTCAGGCCGCCGGGTGGGGTGTACAGGGCCACACCCCAGCCGGTGTCAGCCGCGCCGGTGTCCAGCTTGCCCACCTTCATCAGGGTGTTTATCTGCGTCTCGGTGTCCTGGTTGATGAGCCATACCGCGTTGGCCCTGCTGGGGCCATACAGGCGCTTCCACATGTCCAGGATGTTCAGCCCCACAATGGTGTCCGCCACCTGGCTGCCCACCTTGGTCACTGAAATGGCAGCGCCAGCACCGATCAAGCCCTGGGGCTGGCCAGCGCCGGTGCCCGCGATGATGGCGTCATTGATCTTGAAAGTAAGGACCTCGGGCAGCTTGCGCTGCAGGTAGGCCCCCATAGCCGCGTTGTCTTCGAGCAGTTCATCGGTGACCGGTGCCAGGGCGCGCAGCTTGTGCAGGGTGACCCCCACCTCCTGCAGCACTGGTTTGGACTGCGTGGCCTGGGTCTGCTCGGCATCCCAGTAGGCCTGGATGCCAGTGGTTCCCCATGGTGCAGTCTCATCGGTGGGCACCGTCAGCCGGTTGGACTGGGTGGGGATCTCATCACACCTGGCCAGCAGGCTGTCTTCACCCCTGATGATGCTGTTGATGTCGCGCCGCGCATCGGGGGGCACTGCAAAGCCACCCTCACTGTCTGCCGCCTCATTGGCACCATCGGGGTCTGCTCTGGCCTCGGTCAGCAGCCTGGGGTCAGGGGTGGCCCCGCGCCTGCTGGCCTGGACCACACTGCCTGCCCACTCGCCCAGGTGGCGGAATCCCCACATGCCCCGATCGTCGTTGCGGAATCCACCGCCCGTAATGCGCGACGCGCCGGTGGGGCTGGCGCTGGGATCAGCCGGTGCCGTTTGGCGCTGGCCGGCAGTCTCCAGGCCGGCAGTGGCCTGCTCCTGCCGCTGCAGCATGTCAGCCTGCCGCCCGTGGCGCTCGGCCTGGTCCTGCAGGCTCTGCACCTGGTCCACCTGCTCATCCGTCATCTGGTCGCCAATTTCGAGCAGGGCAGCAGCATCAGCCAGCGCCGTCTGCTGTGCCTGCCTCAGTCCTTCAATCGTCATCGTTCTGGGTCCCTGTGTCGCGTGCCAGGCCTGCCTGCCCATAAAAAAACAGGCCCCGCACTCTGGGTGATTGTTCCAGAGTGGTGGGCCTGTCCTGGCTCTGCTGGGTCAGGTTCCACCGTCGTGCCTGGCCTGGCTGGGCAGTCTAGGCTGCTGGTGCCAGGTGGCAGATGGGCTGGATGTCTGGTGCAGATACGTTACCGCGCTCTAGCCAGTTCTCCAAGCGCCAGCTGGCGCTGCTGCATGGCTGCCAGCCTGCCAGCCCTGGCCTGGCTCCGATAGGCCTGGTGCTGGCTCCTGCTGGCTGCCTGGATGCTGGTGGCCTCGTAGGCTGGGTATGTCACGATGGACACATCATGCAGGTCCACATCGGTCAGGTGGCGCACATCCTGCCCGTCTACCGTTTCCCAGGTCTGGCCACCCTCGGCCACCGAGAAGGCAAATGACATCTGATCGACGTCGCCACGCCTTACCGATTCGACAATATCGCGCCCTGCGCTGGTGTCACCAGGCTGGATGGTGGCCAGCAGGCCCCTGGCATCCTCTGACAGTCTCAGTGTGCCTGGCTTGGTCCTGCCCAATATCCTGCTGGGTTCGTGGTCCACCAGTGCCCGCACATCGGGACCGTCTGCCAGTGTCCTGGTAAATGCCCCCCTGTCAATGAACTCGGTGAACAGGCCCGCGATGGGATGGCTGGGACTGTCATAGACAGCCGCATACCCTTCCAGTGTGGGAAGTGCCCCACCCCCTGCCCTCAGTTCATGGATGGTGCAGGCCCTGATTTCATGCTGCTGCATCTGTGTGCCCCTCGGTCAGTATGTCAGCCACCTGGGCTGTAATGGTCCTGGCAGCCTCTGGCGCGCGTTCCACACACCACAGGTCAGCCAGCCCCTGGATGTCAGCCCCCTGGGCTGCCTCAAGTTCAGTCACGCTGGTGGCCACATGGCCTGCTGCGTAGTCACTGCACACTGCCCCCACCAGCCTGGCATCGGCATCGGTCAGGGGGCCACCCCTGATACACCTGGCCAGGCCCAGTGCCAGGGGCTGGATGGCATCGGCCACATCGGCCTGGTGCTGCTCGTAGAAGGTGGGCAGCTTGGCAGCCAGCCTGTCACGCTGGGCTGCCTGGTGCATGGCCTTTCCTTCCTTCCGTAGGCAGCGCCCGATGGCCTGGGCCAGTGGTTCCAGCATGGCCACCTGGTACACCTCGGCACTGCGCGCCGCCTGGTCCTGGTCATCATCATCATCTGGCGCAGGTGGCTGGGGTGCAGGCTCTGGCTGGGTATCGTCTGTGGCTGCCTCTAGTGTGGTTATGTTCATCTGCACGAGGTGCTTGTCCCCATCCTCGATGGGGTTCAAGTCCTCCAGGCCCCTGATTTCATTGACTGACAGAACACCCATCTGCCACATCTGGTGATAGTAACTACTGCGCGCTGCATGGTCACCGCGAAGTAGGGCCTGCACACTCATGTGGGTGTAGTGGCTGTGCCTGGCAGGCTGCCCTATCAGTTTGCGCTGTGCCTCGCCTTCCCAGCCCATGGTGTGGCTGATGATGGCATCCTGTACCGCCTCGATGGACTGGTGCTCGATGTTGGAGAATGTGGCGCGGTCCAGCAGTCCGCACTTGTGCGGGGGCACCCGATACCACCTGCAGATGTCACCCACCTGCCAGGTCCGTGTCTGCAGGAACTGGGCATCATCAGGTGGGATGCTGACAGGCTTGTAGGTGGTGCCACCTTCCAGCACCACCATCCTGTTGGCAGCCTTGGTGCCCCTGTGCTGCCCTTCAAACTGCTTTCTAAGTGCCTCGGCGCGCTCTGGTGACAGTGGGGTGGGTGACTCCAGCACACCACTGCCGTGGCTGCCATTGCCAAACCAGGCCGCGCCAAACTGTTCCGTACCGATGCCCAGACCGATGGCCTGCCTGGCCATGCTGATGGGGCTGTAACCCACCAGGCCATCCCAGCCCAGGCCGCGCAAGTGGAACACATCGCGCGCTGGCAGCATGGTGGGCTGGTCAGTGCCGTTGTCCACTTCATACCACAGGTCACCGCTGATGCGCTTGGGGGACACCCTGTCAGGGGTGATGATGTGCATGGCCTGGGGCCTGCCTGCACCATCGCGCACGATTTCAGCGTATCCATTGCCCCAGGTCTGCCTATGTGCTTCCATTGTGCGCTTGAAGTCATAGGCGCTGGTTTCGGGGTTGGGCTGCTGGAACAGTAGCCAGTGGGTGGGGCTGTCCTTCACCACATCAGCGCCACCATCGGCGCGCCGCTTCATCAGCCGCCAGGGCAGGCTGGCCACAGTCTCACTGATGTAACGGACGCAGGCATAGACGGCGCTGTACTGCAGTGCAGACTGCTCATCGACGTAGACACCAGACAGGGATGGCACCCAGATGGGCTGCCTCGATGCAGCATCTGCAGGCCTGGTGTCCCTGCGCCGTTCGAACATTGACCCGATAATGTGTCTGATGCTTACCATGAGAACTCTAACAGGTCATGGGTTTCATAATGGCCAGCACCTGTGATGGCCTCGGCCTGCCACACACCCAGTGCCATGATGGTGGCTACTGCCAGGTCAATCTTTTCCGTGCTGGCTTTCTTGCTTGGTTTCACGTTGCCCGCTGCATCCCGTTCCACCACCAGGTTGGCCATATTCCAGCGCAGCACTGGGTGGCCACCGTGTACGATTTTGCGCTCCAGGGTCAGGCGCTGTAGTTGCTTGGTGGGGTCTGCCATGTCTCGGAAGCCCTGGCCATGCTGCACCACATTGGCACCATCGGCCATCAGGCGCTGCTGCAGGTGGGTGCTGTTCCACCTGTCCACTGCAATGGCTTCTACCTTGTAGGTGCTGCAGGCCTCTGTGATGTCAGCCAGCACCGATTCATAATCCACAGACAGCCCATCGGTAGCCGTTATCAACTCATCGCGCACCCAGGCACCGTAGGGCACTCGGTCCCTGCGCTCACGCGCGCCGATCCTGCCGCCTGGTATGTAGGCCCTGGGCAGCACTGCCACGCGCTCATCGTCCAGCGGAAACACCAGCACCCAGGCAGTCAGGTCTACCGTGGCAGACAGGTCCACCCCCATGTAGCAGGGCTGGCCGGCCAGGTCAGGCAGTGTGTGGTGGCTGGTGGCATCCCAGTCAGCCATGGGCAGGTATCTGACAGCCTGCTCGGTCCACTCATTCAGGTATAGCTGCCTGAAAGTATTTTCATACGCTGTGTCTTCCCTGGCCTTGGCGCACTCGCGCTGCAGGAAGTCCATTGACACCGATACACCCAGGTTGGGGTTGCACTTGGCCCATACCTTCTCATCTTGCCAGTCTGCCCCTTCTTCAAGTTCCCACAGGGCAGGGTAGAAAGCAGCATCAGGGATGGCACCATCAGCCACCTGCCTGGCATAATCCCAGGTCTTGGCGCAGATGCTTTCCCTGTCCCAGCCTGCCGTGGTGATGCTGACCATCAGGGGCTGTGACCTGGCACCCATGCCCGTCTGTAGTACGTCATACAATTCGCGCGTCTTTTGCGCGTGCAGTTCATCGAAGATAACCCCGGATGGGTTCAAGCCATGCTTGGTGAAAGCATCGGCACTGATGGGCTTGTAGGCCGCGCCGATGTCCTCGTAAACAATGGCATCCTTGTAGACTTCCAGCAGGTCAGACAGTAGTGGCGACCTTCCCACCATTTCCTTGGCAATGGCAAAGCACAACCTGGCCTGGTCCTTGTCTGCAGCAGCGCTGAATACCTGACCGCCTGGCTCATTGTCCAGGATAAGCAGCGCCAGTGCCCAGGCTGCCCCCAGTGTGGTCTTTCCGTTTTTGCGCGGAACTGCAACTAGCGCTTCCCTGTGCTGCCTGGTCCCATCAGGGCGCAGTGCGCCGAATATGTCGCGAGTCAGTTTCTCCTGCCAGGGTTCCAGGACAAATGGCTTGCCCGCCATCTGCCCCTGCACATGTACCA